TTATCCTTTGTTTTCGGCGGTTTGCGGGTTGCTAGCCAAATCGGGATTACTCGCGCTAGCCAAACGATCCATTGCACTGTCTGCCATGACCACCTGTTCTGCGTCCCGCGTGTAGCGCGCGACTTCGGTGTCAGAGGTGTGGCCGGTGATAGATTTAATCATCTGGTTCGACAGGCCAATCTCAGCCATCCGGCGCGATGCGGCCTTACGCAGGCCGTGCATGGAGTAGCCTTCAAGCCCCGCCTTCCGGCACTGGCGCATGAACCACATGCCGAAGCTGTCATACGAAAACGGCTTTCCCTTGGCGGATACGATAAACACCAAGTCACGCACCGCGGTAGCGCGGATTGATGCAACCAGTTTCGGATGCACTTTGATCTTCAATTCCTTGCCGGTCTTGATCTGCTTAACCGCTATGCGCCCATCGGTGATGTGCTGTGGCCCCATAAGGCGAACGTCTGATTTGCGCTGGGCAGTGTAGAGCGCCAAATCAAAAGCGAGCCGCGGCATAGTTCCCAACGGGTGCGCTGCTTCAAACTGTTCGATCTGTTCCTCTTGCCACGTTTTGAAGCCGCCCTTGCGCGTCTTGAGTGGTCGCACGGCTTTTGCCGGGTTGTCTGTCCGCCAGTTCAGATGAATGGCGTAGTCGAAAAGCTGACGCAGGCGCTTCAAGAGGTTGTTTGCCGCGGCGGGCGTGTCCTTCATACCCATCAGCAGTTTCGATACATGGCGGGCCATCATAGTTGACGCGCTCCGGCTTCCATAGTTTGCACGGAACCGTTCCAATTCGCCGCGGTAGGTTTCGCGCGTGGTCGGCTTCAAGTCTTCCCATGTCGAAGAACCATAGAAGCGCGCTATCAGATCATCGAACGTCCCGGCCTGTATGCGGTCCTGTCCTATCTTGCGCTTGCCCGTCTGTTCCCATGTGCGGTAGGCTTCGGTAAATTCTGGCGTCCCCGGCTCGGCCTGAACATAGATGGTCTGCCATCCTGTGCGGCGTAAGCGAACGCGCGACTTCCCGCGATTGTCGATAAACTCGCTGGCATATCGGGGAAGCGCGACGTTCATTCGAGGTCTGCCCATTCGTTCTTCCCGGCTTTGGTGTCTGGCTTGCCGGGGATAATCACAATTTTGCCGGTGTGGTCTATCTCGATCTTTGCAATCGACAGTCCAGCGCGGACGACACCAGCGGCGGCGCGCTTCACATCGGACTGTGTAAAACGCGCTATTGCTTTCACCGCAGCACCCCCTTAAGCGCATCAAGCACTTCCCATCCTTCGATCAGCACCTTGAGGCGCTCCTCTGGCGGGTATTGCTCTAGCGTGTGTTCTTCTGCCTCTTGGCGTTTGCGGCGCTGCCATTGGGTGAGGGTTAGGGTCATAGAAAATCCCCGGCTGCGCTTATTGGGCAACAGCCGGTCCCTTGGTGGAAAGATCAAGCGCCTGTCTCAACACGTGCCCGCGTCTGAGCATCGGCTTTGGTGTAGCGGATCATCTGCCCGCGCTCGTTGCGGATGGAGCAATTCGAGCGCAGGGCGTTGAGGCGGCGGTTCAGGTTGAACGCGGTGTAGAGCGCGGTCAGGGTGAACAGGGCTAGGGCGGTGGCGATGAGTTCCATGTCAGAAGCCCTCCGTGTCGTCGTTGAAGCCCTCGCCCATGTCCTCAACGCCACGCCCCTCGGTCGGGTGGAACTTGGCCAGCATGTTCGACACGGCCTCGTCTGCTTGTGTGCGCAGATCGTCGGGCAAGCGGTCAAGTTTGCCGATCTGTTTGGCGACGTATGCGTTCAGATCGTCGGGTGTAGGCGCGGCGTTCACCTTGGCGATGAAGGCGGCGGTCCAGTCTGCGGCGGCGTTGGGGTTGGCGGCTTTCATCACCAGTGGCGCGACACGCACGCCAGCCTTCTTGCCCTTCGTCTTCATGACAACGACGGTGGTTTCCTTGTCGATGTGGCTCATGTGGCTGACACGAATGCCGCCTGTCGCAAGGCCACCGAACGTCACGCTGTCGTCGCGGTAGATCGTCATTGACCGGCCAACATAGTCGGCGGCGTTGCGGCCCCAGATGCCGAGCAGCACGCGGCGAATGGTTTTGCACGGCTTGAACGGCTTGTTGTTGTCGCCGTCGTAATAGATCGAGACGGGCTGGTCGCCGTCGTTGCCGGTCACCTTGCGCACGGTGATGGTGCGCGGACCGCCGATGAGGTCGTCTGCGTTCAGTTGATCGCTCTTGGCCTCAACGAATTGGGCCATGTCTACCATGTCGTTCATGATTTTGCTCCTTCTTGGCGGCGTGCGATTTCACGTTGCGCATTCCACTTGAGGTCTTCTTCCATCGTCGGTTGACGCAGCATCCATCCGAGGAAACCGGCTTCGACTTCTGGCCACGGAACACCGCGAAACTTGCCCAGCGGGCACTTCGGCAAGAGGCGCGGCTCCTTGGTCCACTGCACCATGTCCTTGCCGGTCGCGCCCGCATCGAAGAGGGCAAGCAGGATGTGAGCAGTCACGTAGGCGTCGGGACCGGCGCGGTGTGCTGGCTGCGTCAATGCGTGGTCCGGCGCGATCTTGCCCGCGTCTTCCAGCCAGTACCGAAGCGCGCCGTTCGAATGGCTTGGTGCATCCGGCCAGACACGCAATGCTGCCTTGTAAGTGCAGATCACCGGCACCGGGCTGTCGAAGAACTTGGTTTCGAACTCGGCGTTGTGGGCGGCGATGGCGGCAATGCCTTCGTTGAACATCGATGCCGGATCGAACGCGGGATTGTCCTGGCACTCGGCAAGGCTGATGTGATGCACCGCGCGCACTTCGGGCGGCATTGCATCGACACCGCAGAGCCACGACTTATGATGCATCACCTTGCGCGAAGTCAGATCGAGGTCGCAGATACCGACCTCGCACACCTTTGCGGGCGGCTCAGTGCCAGTCGTCTCGAAGTCAATGACGCGGATCGTGGTCATATGATTATCTCCTCAATCTCACGCCGCTCAGTCGGAATAAGCTTCGGCATCCGCGCCAAGGTCGCGTGATATTCGCGGATCACATCGGCAATGCGGGCTTCGAAGGCGGTGGCAGCGGCAACAATCGCGGCCTGCAAGGCCGGGTCCGGATAGACACGCTTCACGAACACCGGCTGTCCGCCACAGTACGAAATGAAGTCGATCCAATCGCGCTCACTGACCAGCAAGGCGGTTTGAAGCTGCAACACGTACTCTTCGGGCACTTCATCGTTGGCGATGGTCTGCACCTGGTATTTACCGGCGCGGGACTTGCATTCGATCAAGCCAACGTCGCCAACCAGACCGTCGGGGCTGTAACCGATCGTGAAGCCGAAACAGTCGTTAGTTACAAATCCGACTTCTGTGACCGGCGCGTAATGCTCGGAGTAAGCCGCGCGGGCGTAGATTTCGTCCTCTTGCCCGCGTAACATCGCGTCGCTGACATACTGCGGTTCGACAAATCCGGTGATGCGCTGGAATGCCAGTTCGAAGGCGTGTGTGCGGGTCTTGTCGTTGTTGGCGACCTTGCCGGTGGCGGTGATGATGTGCTTCATTTCCGAAGCGGTCAGCAGGCCGCAGCGGGCTTGGAGCCATTCGTCGCTGCCTTGCAGCAGTTCGCCGTGGTAAATCACATGCGAGGTCTGCGGCTTGTGCGGCGGACCATCGCAAGGGCCGCTAACCAGATCGTCTACCGCTTCGACATATTCGCGATAGTCGGTCGAAAAGGGGTTCAGATCATCCATGATTAAAACCTCAGCGATACGTTGGGAACTTCACCGCTACGGATCAGCAGCACGATCTTCTTGGCCGCTTCCTCGTCCACGCCGCAGGTCATGATGGCTTCCTTTGCGGCCTTCATCACGGCGGTGCGGTGCTTCTTGTCGGCATCACGCGCGGCCTGTTCGTCAGCGAGGCGCTTGGCTTCGGCCTGACGTTCGGCTTCCTCGGCGGCGATGCGGTCGCGTTCGGCCTGTGCGACGCGTTCGGCTTCCTCAGCACGGCGGCGTTCGGCGGCGATCTGCTCGGCGTGTTCGCGGTCGCGCTTGGCCTGCTCTTCCTGTGCCTTGCGCTGTTCGGCGGCTGCGGCTTCCTGCTTGGCGCGTTCGATGCGCGCGGCTTCGGCCTTTTCCGCTGCAACCCGGCGTTCTTCGGCAGCGCGTTCGTCAGCGATACGGCGGTCCTCAGCAGCCTTGGCTTCGGCGGCGGCGCGTTCTTCTGCCTCGCGGGCTTCACGCTCTTGCCGGTCACGCTCTTCGCGTTCAGCAGCCTCGGCACGCAGCCGGTCCAGTTCAACGCGGTCGGCTTCTTCCTTGGTCAGCCGTGCCAGCGCAGACTTTAGCGTTGCGACGGCCATTTCCTTGGCGGCATTGGCTTCCGCTGCCATGTCACCGAAGCGGTCGGCATCGATGGCCGTGTTCCAGACTTCGCCGCCACGTGTGCGGACACTTGCGGCGGTGTCCTCAATCGTCACCACGGCAGCGGCCTTGATGCCATCGATCACGGCGCGGCAGTCGGTGATGCGCTGTTCTTCGTCCTCTTCCCACTTGGTCAGCGGTGCGCGGACCTCAGCAGCCAGCGCGGTCAGCTTTTCCTTGACCACGCGGCGCTCGGCATCGACGGCATTGATGCGTGCGCGGGCCTCTTCGTTCAGCAGCTTGCCAGCGTCGTCGATCGCGGTCTTCGTGCGCGTGATCTTGTAGGCCAGCGACTTGATTGCCTTGCGGCCCTTCTCGGTGGTCAGGTCCGGCTCAAACGCGTCAACTTCGCGCTGGATATGCTCGTAGAAGGTTTCGCGCTGGGCCTTGTCGGTCAGGACGACAACAGGGGTTTGCTCGACGACAAGGGCAATGCTGGTCGTGGCGGGTTCGATTGTGGCAATCGCGTTCATGCGCGTTCTCCTTTGTTGTCCCAAATTTCCCGCTTAGCCGCGTCAAAACTGCCGTATCTGGCAACGTTGCTGGCTGTGATCCGTGGCGGTGCGAATTGATGAGCGAACCCTGAGACGGTCGGCTTGTCGCGGAATGCGCGGCGGATTGTGGCGCGGGCGGTCATTCAGTTGACCCCGCTATGTCGTCCAGATCGGTCCCGTCGAAGTTCAGGATTTCGCCATCTGGTCCAACATCCATGATGATGTAGTCGCCGTATCCGTAGCTTTTAGGGCACATAATGCCTGGGACGTAGCCTTCCTTGACGCACACCTCGTTGTAGCCAGCGTCAAGCAAAGCATACCGGCCCGCATCGCAAACCTTGTAGTGGATGCTGGCGACGGTGTTTTCCGGCCAGCCTTCGATTTTGCCGGTAGCCAGATCAATGATTGGCGACCAGTTGTCTTGATTGCGACAAGGAATGAGGGTTCCGGCTTCGTCTTCGATGCCGTTGACGGTTGCATCTTCCCAATAGCGAACTCCCGCCTCAACTTTGAGGAAGCGGACTTCCACGGTTTCGGTGCGCTGAATTTGAACAGTTACGCTCACGCTGGTATCCTTTCCATGCACGAAGCCAGTATTGCTGACCCGATGATTGCGATTAGGCGGCGGGCTTCGGCGGATATTTCAGCTTCATCGAAGCCAGTTCTTCGCCATCGTGCAGAATGCGGACGGTGCCAGTGCATTTGTCGTCATCGACCCAAGTCGGCGCTTGTGGTTTAATCTCTGCACCAAGGGCCTCAAGATGCTCGTTCATGGCCAGCATGTGCCGAAGCATCCCGACAATTTCAGGCAGTTCAGCCAGAAAGCGCGGAAACGCTTCTTCGGGGATCGCGGCCATTTCAAAGATGGTGCCGACCGGGTATTCTTTGGCGTCACTCACGCTGGTAATCCTTCCATAATTGATTGAGCGAATGACGCTCCGATGATTGCGATTGCGGTGATGGCGAGGCACACAGCCAGCAGCGGCCAAAACTCGCGCGGATCATATTCCGGCAGTTCATCGAAGCCGGGTTCGTCCCAGTTGTTAAGTTCGGTGGGGGTATGGTTAGGCATTGGCCGGTATCCCCATTCGGGCGGCAACGTCCGGGAACTTTTCGGCAAGCCAAGCGCAGTACTCTTTGGCGTCATCGCTTTCCTTGATGGTATAGAGCGGGCTCCAGTCATCGCCCCAAGTATCCATAAGGCCGTTCCAAGCCACCTCGGCGTTCCGGCAATCCGGGTGCATGTGGCCGCTGTGGAACTCGCCATCATACTTCTGCGCGAAGTAATTAGCTGGCGAACCGGCCTCTATGCGTTGGTGGCAGCAAAGGCATCTGTGCGGCTTTTTGGTCGCTTTGATGCTGCTTTCGCGTGTGAATTCATCCATCACAGCCACTCCGAATTGAGGGCTTCCCATCGGTCCGGCGTCATGAACCGGCGCGCATGCTCAATCTGGCGATCCAGCGTGTATGTCGGTTCGTATTCACGGCGATCATCGCGGCTGTCTGTCGCCACAGGACGCACGGCGCGGACGTTTGACACCGCACTCACAACACCACCTCGCCAAGTTCCATTTCTGGCACATCGACCACACAAGCGCGGGCTTCGTTGACCTGCTGAATAGCGTGGGCGATGGCTTCGGAGGCGGTGGCTTCGATGGCGCACTGACATTCGCCTTTGCCGTTCGCATCGTAATGAGCGTTGGCGGTGAAGGCGTATCCGGAAGCGCGGCGTGACGACTTGAACGCCTGAATTTGCAGGCAGGTCAGATCATGCTTTTCGCACAGGGCGATAAGGGCTTGGTCGATGTTCATGGCTGAAACTCCACGGAAAGCGTGTTGTGCTGCGGGATTTCGGCCCAAAGGCGATCACCGCGCCAAACTTCAATGTATGGGATGAAGTCGAGAGGGCCGAAGCGCTTGACGACCTTGATTTGCGTCACGCCGTCAAAGCCGATCACATAAGCAAGGCCGCAATCGTTGTCGGTAGCTGCGACGACCAAAGCCATACGCACATCGTCGCGTTCTTGGATCTCGGCCATCACACCACCTCCGCAAACAGCTTGGACAGCCGACCATCGCGGTAAGCATCCCACTTGGCCCACAGATCGCACGTCATGGCAGGGTAGCCAGCGGGATAGGTGTGCTGGTAGCTGCGGCCTTCCTCAAGCGCGTCAAACGCTTCCTTGAGGCCACCACGGATCGCATCGGCCATGTCGTCATCAAGCTGGTCTGCCAGATGATCGATCAGCATAAGCACCGTGCGCTCGTCCAGCGTCTTGAACAGGTCGAG